GGTGATTATTTTGCTATTGGTGTTGGTGGTGCAGTTACTGGTAAAGGTGCTGACGTTCTCATTATTGATGACCCCCACTCGGAGCAGGAGGCGGCACTGGGGGCTTACAACCCAGAAGTCTACGACAAAGTGTATGAATGGTACACATCAGGCCCAAGACAAAGGCTGCAACCGGGTGGATCTATAATAATTGTTATGACAAGATGGTCTACAAGAGACCTGACTGGCAAAATAATTAAATCTGTAACCCAAAGAGAGGGTGTTGATGACTGGGAAATTATAGAATTGCCAGCAATCATGCCTTCTGGAGATCCTTTATGGCCTGAGTTCTGGCCTTTAGACCAATTAGAGGCTCTAAGAGCTGAATTACCAGTGTCAAAATGGTCTGCACAGTACCAGCAAGACCCTACTTCCGAAGAAGGTGCGCTAATTAAGCGTGAATGGTGGCAGGAATGGGAAAAAGATGACCCTCCAGCCTGTGAAGCCATCATTCAAAGCTGGGATACGGCCTTTTTGAAGACACAAAGAGCCGATTATAGCGCTTGCACAACGTGGGGAGTGTTTCAACACCCTAATGAAAGTGGTGATTTGCAACCAAATCTGATATTATTGGATGCATACAAGGAAAAACTGGAGTTTCCAGAGTTAAAACGCGCTGCGTATGACAAATATTGGGAGTTTGAGCCAGATCAGATGATTGTTGAGGCAAAAGCCTCTGGTTCTCCTTTGATTTTTGAGCTTAGGGCTATGGGAATACCTGTGACAGAGTTTACCCCGTCAAGAGGACAGGACAAAATAGCCCGTGTAAACGCTGTTAGTGATCTTTTTGCTAGTGGTGTGATATGGTGTCCGCCAACTAGGTGGGCTGACGAGGTAATAGAGGAATGTGCTGCTTTTCCTGCTGGCGATAATGATGATTTGGTTGACTCCACAACTCAGGCATTGTTGAGGTTTCGTCAGGGCGGTTGGATTAGAAGCACTATGGATGAGTGGGATGACGAGCCAAAGTACAAAAGACCAGTTTCATATTATTGATGATAAATCGGGAATATACAGATTTATTTCACACAGAGAGATAAAAATTTTTAAGAGTTTAGGGTGGAAAGTTGTAAGTAACATGGAAGGCTCCCATCATGCCCGCCATGCTGTTATAATGAAAAAACCCGATACCGAGAAAAAGGAAACATAAAATGGCTATTGAAAAACCAATGGTGCCATCATCCGTTGATGTTGAGGGTACGGATGAAGTTAGTGTCGAGATTGTTAATCCTGAAGCAATAAGTATCGGTAACGATGATGGGGCTATGATTATTGATTTCACGGGAGAGGTCGCAGAAGACATTATGGGGCCAGACCATGATGCAAATTTAGCAGAGTTTATTGAGGAGGCTGATTTACAGTCTTTGGCCTCTGAATTAATAGAAGATTTTATTTCAGACAGGCAATCCAGAAAAGACTGGGCTAGGGCATATGTTAAAGGTCTTGATCTTCTTGGTATGAAGATTGAGGAAAGGACTCAACCTTGGCAGGGCGCTTCAGGTGTGTTCCACCCGGTGCTTACAGAGGCAACTGTAAGGTTTCAGGCTCAGGCTATGGGTGAGATATTTCCAGCTTCAGGGCCAGTGAGAGTTAAACTTATTGGTAAGAAAGATTACGAAAAGGTAAAGCAGGGCGAGAGAGTTGAACACGAGATGAATTATCTTCTCACCGAGGAGATGACAGAATATCGTGATGAAACTGAGCAGATGTTGTTTAGGCTCCCGCTTGCAGGATCATCTTTCAAAAAAGTTTATTATGATCCGATTATGGAGCGACCGTGCGCCATGTTTGTGCCTGCTGAGGATTTTGTTGTTTCTTACGGCGCATCAGATCTGAACACATGCCCGCGTTACACTCATGTAATGAAAAAGACACCAAACGAAATAGTAGAGCTTCAAGTTAACGGTTTTTACATTGATGTAGATCTTCCAGATCCTGAGCCAGATATTTCAGACATACAAGAAAAATATGATGAGATCGAGGGAGAGGTCGCTGTACTTGAAGAGGATGATAGGCACACGCTTCTTGAAATGCACGTTGATCTTCTTATGCCTGAGCCTTTCGAGGACAAGGATGGTATAGCCAGACCGTATATTGTAACTATAGATAAGTCGTCAGAAACAATCTTGGCGATTAGAAGGAATTGGTATGAGGACGATTCTAAGAAGCGTAAAAGACAACACTTTGTTCACTACAGATACTTACCGGGCCTTGGGTTCTATGGAACGGGTCTTATTCATCTTATTGGTGGTCTTGCTAAGAGTGCCACAAGTATTCTTCGTCAACTTATTGACGCGGGTACGCTCTCTAACCTTCCGGCTGGCCTCAAGGCTCGCGGACTCCGTATTAAGGGTGATGATTCGCCTCTCATGCCGGGTGAGTTCAGGGATGTTGATGTACCGGGTGGTGCAATTAGGGATAGCATCGCATTCCTTCCTTACAAGGAGCCGTCCTCAGTATTATATCAGCTTCTCGGAAATATCGTGGAAGAGGGGAGACGGATTGGCTCCGTTGCTGATGTACAAATTGGAAACCTCAACCCACAAGCTCCGGTCGGAACTACACTCGCGCTAATGGAGCGCAGCATGAAGGTTATGTCTGGTGTTCAGGCAAGACTTCATCATGCGTTAAAAAATGAACTTCGTTTACTGGCAAACATCATAAAAGATTATATGCCATCACAATACTCTTATGAAACAGATGGTGACTTTAACAGACAAGAGGATTTTGATGGTCGTATTGATGTCATACCTGTGTCTGACCCTAATGCCGCTACTATGTCTCAAAGGGTTGTTCAGTATCAGGCTGCTATGCAACTAGCGCAGCAAGCACCGCATCTTTATGATCTTGGTAAATTACACAGGCAAATGCTTGAGGTTCTTGGAATTAAAGACGCTGAAGAAATAATTAAGTTACCTGATGACATTGATTCGGCAGATCCTGTTAGTGAAAACATGTCCATTTTGAAACAAGAGCCAGTCAAGGCGTTTAAGCATCAGGATCACGAAGCACATATTTCTGTGCATTTAGCTGCGGCTGAAGATCCAAAACTAAAAGAAATCGTTGGTCAATCACCGTTTGCTGGGGCGATACAAGCTGCTTTAGCCGCTCACATAACAGAGCATGTTGCATTCCAGTATAGAAGAGAAATAGAAAAGAACTTGGGTGTTAGTATGCCTGATGAGAACGCACCTCTTCCAGACGATGTAGAGGTTGAACTTAGTAGGCTGGCTTCTCAGGCTGCACAAAAACTGCTTCGTAAAGATCAGGCAGAAATGCAGCAAAAAGAAAATCAAAAACAACAGCAAGACCCTCTCACACAAATACAACAAAGAGAAATGTCTCTAAAAGAGGCAGAGTTTGCACATAAAAAAGAAATGGATATTGCTAAGTTGCAGGCCGATATGAAGTCTAAGTCTGAAAATATTTCTATGCAAAAGGATAGGCTTGCGTCAGAAGAGCAAAGAGAAGGCGCTAAACTTGGAATAAAAATAGCGAGCGAGCTTGAACAATCCCAAAAACAGGATATAAGAGAAGGCACTGAAATTGGATTGGAAATAGCTAGGGAGCTAAGTAACAGAAATGGCGAAGAATGATACAGTATATTCACCAATCAGAGCAAAAATTAGGGAGTACCTAAATGCTCTCGCTGACCATATGGCCTGTGGTGGGTGCAAATCCTTTGAAGAATACAGGGAAGCGGTGGGAAAGGTTGAGGCTCTCGCTGCCATCGAAAGAGACATTATCGACTTGGAAGAAAAATTCATCAACGACTAGGCCTTCCGTTCCAAGTAAGTGTATTGTATATTGTAAATACTACTATTCGGGGGTGTGTCCCTGCACGGCGCTGTGAGCCTTAATCACTGCAAGGAGATCAGATGTATTCTGCAAGCAAAGAAGTCAACAAAGATGTTGCATCAAAAATACCCGTACCCGCTGGGTATAAACTTTTGATTAAACCACTTGAAGTCAAAGAAAAAACAGATTCAGGCATATATATGCCAGACGCACTGAAGAACGCGGAGCAAACCGCATCAGTGATAGGATTTGTTGTTAAAGCTGGGCCTGACGCATATAAAGATACAGATAAGTTTCCTAATGGCCCGTATTGTAAAGAGGGTGACTTTGTCATCTTTCGATCCTATTCCGGCACACGTTTTAAGATCGAAAAGCAAGAGTTCCGTCTTATCAATGATGACACAGTAGAGGCTGTTGTCGATGACCCAAGAGGATATTCAAGAGTATGAGCGAGCCACAAGCCGTTGCTCAGGCTGAAGAGCAAGAAAAAGTTACCGATAACTTTCAAGAAGTGGAAGATAGCGGTTTTGAGTTAGAGATCATTGAGGATACTCCTGAAGAGGAGAAGCCTCGCCGTGCAGAGGGTGTTGAACCAAAAGTACCCGAAGACAGTGAGATCGAACAATATAGCGATAATGTGCAGAAGCGCATTAAGCAGTTAAAATTTGAATACCATGAAGAGCGTAGGCGTAAAGAAGAAGCCTCTAAAATGCAAGAAGAGGCTGTTAGCTACGCTAAACAGGTATATGAGGAGAACCAAAAACTTCGCAAAGCATTGGAAGATGGCGAAGGCGTTTTGGTGGAGCAGGCTAAGGGCCGAGTAGACGCAGAGCTTGATAAAGCAAAAAACGAATACAAGGCCGCTTATGAAACTGGAGATCCTGATGCGTTAATTAACGCTCAAGAAAAACTTAGCAAGCTCCAAAATGAAAAGTTTAGAGTGGAGTCTTACAAGCCTCAAAAGCGAGAAGCACCCGCTCCACAGCCTGTAACAAGCAAACCCAAAGTGGTTGAGCCTGATGAAAAGGCAAAAGAGTGGGGTACTAAAAACGCTTGGTTTGGTGAAGACAGCGAAATGACAGGTTATGCTTTTGGTGTACATGAAAAACTTGTTAAAGAAGGCATCGACACAAAAAGCGATCAGTATTATGAGCGCATTGATGAAGCAATGCGTAAAACATTTCCAGACAAGTTTGATGAGCAAATTGAGGAAGCACCTGCTCGTCAAACTGGTTCCGTGGTTGCCCCCCAAAGTAGGAGTGCAAAAAAACCACGCAGAGTGCAATTAACCTCAACACAAGTCTCACTCGCCAAAAGACTTGGCCTTACGGCAGAACAATATGCGGCGCAACTCTTGAAGGAGTCTTCAAATGGCTGAAAGA